CAATATTCAAACCTATAACTACTCTAGCTATAGTTTCTAACATTTCTATACTTAAATCTTTGGCTATTACCTGGGCCTCTAAAGCTAAGTCTAGATTTTCTACTTGCTCAGAAGCATCTTGCTCTTTATCTACCTCCACAAACTCTTTTCCATTTGCTGGATGATAAGATAAAAATTCTTGTAATATTTGGTTTTGTTTTGGAACCCTTAAAAATCCATCTTCAAAAACAATTGGTTCTAATAAGACATTTCCATCTTGTTCATCTTCAAAAACACTTTTTTGATTTTTAGCATAACGAAGAGATCTGTTAACACCTGTGTTGTCGTCAAAGTATAATAATGATTTTCTTCTTGTATGTCTAGAGGGTATTGTGTAGCTCAATGGAGCTTTATCTTTGGTAAGTCTGTAGGTTTTATCTACAAATACGTTTTTATTTTTTTTCATTTTATTTTATTTAAATTTTATTAAAAAAGAATTAGGGCTACAATTATTTGCAGCCCTGATTCCATAATCTATATCTTAGTTAGTAAAGATAAAGAAGTTGTTTGCTCCTAGAGTACATAATGCTCTTTCAGATAAGAAGTTAACTTCCATCGCATCTAATGACGATGTAGCTGCTCCACCTGCAGAACCTGTAATCCAAGTTTTGTAGCGTCTGTCTTCAGTTTCTGAAGCTCTATATCTAACGTGTAAGAAAGGTCTCTTAGCGTTTTTACCTAATACTTGATCGTATACAGTTGTAGAACCTGCAGGTACTAATATACCGTTGATTGCTCCACCACCAATATCACCTCTCATAGTAGGATCATTAAGATATTTCCAGTCAGTTTTATAGAAGTCATATCCTCTTCTGAATCCTGAGAATCCTAAGTTAAGAGCCATTTCCTCATCATTGTCAAATAATCCCCAAGATGTACCATTTGCACCATATGAGTTTTGCGCTGCTAACATATCATCAACATCAAATCCAAATTCTCTGTTTACGAAAAGAACATTTTCTTCAATAGAACCTTGCTTGTCTAATCTCTGAATAATAGCGTCAAAGTCAGCTAAAGTAGTAGGATTACCACCACTCCAAACATTTCCTCTTTCTTCTACTACATAAAATAAACCTTCAGATCCTTTGTTACCAACACCACTAGCAATTCCTTCTGCTATTGCTGCTGCTCCTGATAATGCTTCTGCAGGTACTGCTTCAACCATTGCTGTTTCAAGATAGTCTTCAAATCTCAATCTTGTTTCATGCTCTGACTTTAAGTACCACAAGAAACCTGTAGCTCCATTTTCAGTTGTAACTTCAATCCATCCAATCTGTGCCATGTCAGAACCTGATACTGCGTAACGGTCTTTAATGATAATTGGTGAATTTTCAAAAATGAAGTCATCAGCTTCTAACTGACCTTCCATTCCGATAGCTCCTTTTTGGAACTCCGAACCATAAATAAATAGTGAACACTGAACTCCAGCGGCCATTGTCTGACCAGCTGCTTCATAATATGCTACATCAACAGTTCCTAAAGCCGTATCAACAGCTGTAACAATTGCTTTGTTACTGTTTGTTGATCCAATAGAACTATCTGATAACATAATTGTTTGTCCAACTCTAATAGCGATTCCACCTGTACCAGGTACTAATACGTCATTAATAGTTAAAGTAGCTGTTGCTGCTGCTGCTGCTGCTCCAGATGTTACGTCTACATATTTAGTATGTAATCTTCCTTGCTCTGCCCATTTAATAAGGTCAGAGTTAGAAGGCATTTCAGCGCCTACCATTCTTAAGAATGATGCTACTGTACGATTACCATATCTTTCAAATTCCTTTTCATAAGTATCTGGTAAATACTGATTTAAGAAATCGAAATTGGTAATGTAGTTTGTTTGTAATAAAACCTGTTCCGAACTTGGTTGCAAGTCAAACCCAGGTACTGCATCTACTGCCATAATTTCTAAGTTTTAAATTTTTACTATTTCTTTTTACTTCTAATTCTCAATCCTCTCCCGCTTGTATCAGAAACTGGTCTAGCCTTAAAACCTGTGTCGCCTATTGATTGAGGCGTTTGCCTTACATTCATGTTGATGTTTTTACTTTTCTTCGAAACATCTCCTATGGCATCTGCCTTTCCTTGCTCATAAAAATACTGAGCAAATTTTTCAGGATTCATAGCAGCACTCATTGCTCTATGCCATCCTTTAGCGTCACCGATTAATCCATCCTCATTTAAATAACTTTTTACAAAATTATCTAAATTGATTTGTTTGGCTTTCATTTCTGCAGCATCTCCATATGCGTATGATATTTTTTTATCTCCTACATTGAACTCAAAACCTTTGAACTCGGAATCAAAAACCTTATCAGTTTGCTTCATAAAGTATTCGCTCTTTTTAAGCGATGCTTCTTGGGCGCTTGCGGATTGTTTGAGAGCTTCCTTATATGCTTTTAATTCTTGAAGATCTTTTTCTGGAATCGAGTTCCCGCTTGACTCAAGAGGAACTTTGTAGGATTCACTAAATTCTTTAAGATATTTCCTGGCTTTAGAAATTTCTCTTTTCTTTTCTATATTCTTTTTCTTAATTTCTTTTTTATCATCTAAATCATTATCATATCCGAACTTATCGTCCAGCAAGTAATTAATATCTTCTGAATCTAAATCTTCTTCAGTCAAAGAATAATATTCTTTCAGGATTTGGTCATCTGAAAACTCTGTATAATCTTTATTAGCTTTTACAAAGTCTTGAAAACCTCTTCCTGTATTTTTTTTAAAATCCAAATATTTAGACACATCTTCAGGTAGAGGATCATTTTTCTCTTGTTGAGCAAACAAATCATCCACTGATGATATATCTTTATTATATCTATTTTTAATATATGAAAGAACGTCTTCGTCTTTTATAGTTGGACTATCAACTTCCGACTTATCATCGGAACTTTGTTCTACAGTTTGCTTTTCAGCAGGTTCTGTAGCAGTTGTTTCTGGTGCTTCAACAGCATCAGAATTTTCTTCTTCGTGTTTTTTAAGTAGTTTTTCTTCTACTTCCTGTACAGATTTTTCCTCCACAGGAGTTACTTCTTTAATTTTTAATTCCATTTTATTTTATTTTATGCAAAGTTAATATATAATTTATAACAAATTTTAAGCTTATCTAGGCTCAAATTCTGCTAAGTCAAATCCATCCAAACTATCTTCATTGGACTCAAAAGTCACTGGAGGCAGGTTGTTTTTACGTTGCTCAATAAGTTTTGATTGTTCCGTATTGGCCTGTGATATACGACTTGATTTAGCTTCTTCTCTTTTTTCTTCTCGTTTTAATAAACCTTCTTGCTGAACACCTTGAATCTGCATTTGTAAATTAAACTCCAATTTCATAAGTTCAGCTTTAATTGCTGCTTCGCCTTTCATTTTTTCAATTGCATACTGAGCTTTTCCTTGCTCAATTTGCATGGAAGCTTGAGTTTCCATTTGAAGTTTTTGCATTGCAGTCTGAGCAGCCATTTGTTGAGATTGCATATTAATTTGTGATTGCTGTTGAGCTGCTGCTGCTTTAGCTTGTTGATCTTGATCAGCTTTTGCTTTTCTTCTAACCTTTAGCATTTGATTAGCTAGCTTTAGATTTCTAATCTCTCTAATATCAATTGCATCTTCTAAATTAATGTCATTTTTAGATAAAGCCATTTGAATATTTTGCTCCAAGATTTTTTCTTGTTCTTCATCAGGAGTAACTTCAATAAATATCCCAAAGTCACTTAAATACAATTGAGATATTTCTTCTAAAATACCTACATTAAATTTTCCAACTTGATTTACAAATTCTTCTCTAAAGTCAGAGTACTCTATTAAATCAGCAACCCTACTTGATAAAGCCGTACACAGTCTTTCTGTTAAAGATATCCCTGCATCTAATATGTGTCTTGTCGCTGTATTACTACTCAATGCTGCTAATTTTTGCAACCCAACCAAAGCATAAGTGTCAGGCCTTGTTCCATCTCTAGCTTCATTTAAGCCAGTTACATCACGAAGCATAGACATATAATGATTATAGGTTGCCACTAAACTTTGAATTTTACCTTGTCCCGAACTAGCATTTAATTGCTGAATAGGAACTTTTGATTGATTAAAATCTCCATCTTGAGTGTAACTTCTACCAATTACACTACCTGTTTGGAAAAACATTCTTAACGCATCTTCAGGATTATAAGACTGACCTGTACCTAAATCAACTTCAGATAGCCCGTCTGCATCAATAAAAATTCCGTCAGGAACAACTCTATTGATTACTTGTTGTAATTTTAAGTGAGTCATCTGAATTAAATCAGCAAACGTAATCATTCGTCTCACTAAAGATTCTAAAACACCTTTATACATTCTAGGTGCTGAAGCTATAAATTCAGGATAAACTTCTTGTGAAGCAGAAGCAGGTCTTGCCATATTTTCTGCCATTTCCCATTTAAGCAAAATATTAGTTCCCATAACCATCACACCCTCATACCATACATCAATAGTTTTAGAAACTTTTTTGAATTTTCCTTCTTCTTGCATTTCTTCAGTCGGATTAAAAGTATCATCTTTTTCAATTACTTTTTCTCCTCCTACAGAATTTACTTTTTTCTTATAAGTAAATGTGTGTGTAGTTTTATAATTAAAGAACAAACAAGTAGCACTATCTTTACTAAACATGCTGTTATTATAATATTGTGCAGTGTTATTGTAATCATACCAGCTTTGACTGTACTTAGATATTTCATCCATATCTTCATTTGTCAAGCTTGGATCAATTTTTTTAAGTTCTATTATCGGAAGAGTTTTAATTTCACCCCAATAAAAACAATCTTTAAATGTAGGATTTTCTGTATAGCTATAAACAACATTTGCAGGATCTACATATTCAATTGAAATTCCAGATCCTAATTTAAATGAATGTTTACATACAGAAATACCTAATACCATTTGGTCGTAGTATAATTGTTTTTGTATTTCTTTATATCTATTTTCAGCTAATACCGTATTAATAGCCTCTTCTTCAGCTATTTCTATTGCAGGTTTATATTTAATCTGCATATGTAAAGCTAGTTCCTCATCATTTTCAGGAACTTCTTCTTCACTCATTCTAAATGTATTAACTTGAAAATCTTTTTGAACTTGTTTCATTATTGGCTTTGCCAACATATCTTTTTCTAGTTCTTGTTGATATTTACTTCTTTTATCTAAAG